TGGAAATAGTGTGTATCTGTTATCTATAGCCAGAAGTACGGGGTCTAATACTGTGTGCTACACCACAGACGCTCTTGGTACCGCTACATTTAATGGGGTAAATTATACTTGTAATTACGGATTTGCACAAACCTATTACGCCAATGCGAGTTCATTAACGAACGGAGTAGTATTATATTATGATTCATCATGTTCATCACTCGCAGTTAACCTATCAAGTTTATCAGACCCAACAAGTAACGCGATATTCAATACCGATGGCGCTGGAACTATCACTCTCACCGGCAACACTTGCGCGAGCAGCATCTAATGTCATATTATTTTCCATTTGGTAATTCAAGTTTAGTGGTAAACACAAACGTTAGTTATTCGATATCTGCGGTTACGGCAAGTAGACCACAATTTGCATCGATTGTTGTTCCAACAGCGTCTTTCGTAACATCAGTCATTAATGCACCAGCAAGTGGTACGACCGGTGTTCACAAATCTGCGTCAGACTGTACAAGTACTTCGCCTGTCGGCGCCCAAGGGGTAACCGGTCAACAAGGTGATATGGGTAGTAGTTATACCGTGTGTCCTCCCGGAACAAAAGAATGTCCTGGATTATTTACTTCATTATCTTTGTTTGTTAACCCAAACAGAGCGTCTGGTTCTCAATTCAGTATCGTATGTATTGAAACTGCTGGGTATGTATACTCAAGCGTAGGATGTCCAGATTATTTACCAACATCATCAAATCCAAACATCCCTGCTATTCCATAACCTTGACAAATATTAAACGGCATTTTAAATTTTATTAAACACCATAGGTAGATATTATGACAGCAACGGTTCCAGTTCCATTGGCATTACGCCATTTAATTGAAAGTAACAACCAATTATTGAAAACGTATCAACAAGAGTTGACCACCAAAGTAGTGGTCGCTAACGAAGAAATGATGCGGCTATTAGGATTAGACCCCAACGATGGGTGGAGATTAGACGTAGATACATTTACATACGTCAAGGTCGAAGATGGTACATCCGTCAGCTGATACCGCAATACTTACGTGGGGAAAATTCAAGGGATATTCGCTTTCGACTGTTTATTATCGAAATCAATCATATCTCCAATGGATGACCACCACGATTGGGATTCCCGAAGTCTGGAAAGAAGCAGCCAAACTGGTATTGGCTGGTGAAGACATTTCCCATTTAAAGATTGCCCGTACCACGCAAACTCCCGCGGTAGAAAAGCCCCAAACATCAACATCAGTTCAAGTCACCGTTACGTTAGTTGATAGTAAAACGGGGGCTGTCGCTATGCCATATAATCCACCCTTGATGGAACGTTTCAAGTACGAAGTAGACGGTCGTAAGTGGAATGGGGAAAATAAAACGTGGGAGTTTCCAGCAGTTCATCTTCCGAAAGTGTTTAAGGTCTTTGGCGAAGAAAATATCCAATGTGATGAGAAAGTCTTGAAGTTACTGGAAAAGCTCAAAGACCGCCGTGAAGATTTAGATGAGATACGAGTCAAAGATGATATTGATTTTGACATCAATGGCATGCAACTTCAGCTTTACGCATACCAGAAAGTTGGCGTCAAGTTCGTCGAACGAGCAGATGGTCGGTGTCTCATCGCAGATGCGCCTGGGTTGGGTAAGACTGCACAAGCTATCGGATTCGCTCAACACAAGCAGCTTAAGACGGTGATTGTCTGTCCGTTGTCGGTTGTGGTCAACTGGAAACGTGAAATCAAGAAGTTTACTGGGAAGGATGCGACCATCTGGGACAGTAAGAGTTACGATGGTAAGCTGTCAAATCAGTTTCACATTGTCCATTATGACGCCGTGGGTAAGGTTGTCGGTGACTTACGAAAGCAAGAATTTGAACTATTAGTCTGTGACGAAGCAACCTATCTCAAGAACCGACAAACTATACGAGCAAAGAGTATTCTGGGTTCGTATAAAGAACGACGCAAATATCCAGGCATCAAAACGAAGTACTGCCTATTCCTCACCGGTACTCCCGTGATGTCTCGTCCAATCGAAGCGTTCGCTTTGTTGAACTTCCTTGACAAAGAACGTTTCAACAACTTCTTCCATTTTACCCAACGTTACGGGGGATGGAAGGGAGAAGCACCCCGTAATCTCCAAGACCTCCACGACCGTACCAAAGATTTGGTCATTCGTCGTAAAAAGGAACAGATTCTTACTGAACTTCCAGCAAAACAACGAAATGACTTGTATGTAGAATTAACGAAGGACGAACAGAAACAATACAAGGAATTACTACGAGAAGTCTTTGGTCGGTGGAAGGTAGAGAAACCTACCATCGGTCACATGCCGAAACTTCAAAACTTCTTGATTGAAAAGAAGATTCCACGATTGGTAGAAATGGTGGATGAGTTCTTGGATAACGATAAACCTATCCTTATCTTCAGTAACTATATTGCTCCGCTCAAGTTCTTGGCTGAACAGTATGGGGACAAGGCAGCACTCTTAACGGGTGAAATGAATAGTAAGGAACGTCAAGTCACAATTGACCGATTGACCAAGGGTGAAGCAAAAGTAGGATTATTCAGTCTGATGGCAGCAGGTATGGGTATTGACGGACTCCAACATCAGATAGATACCGTGGTATTTCTGAATTGCGATTGGGTTCCTGCGAATCACGAACAAGCCGAGGACAGAACCCACCGTATCGGTCAAAAAGGACAAGTTCAAGTTTATTATATGTTATGTGCCGATACCATCGATGAATATATGCGTGATATCCTCAAAGAGAAACAGCAGGTGGCAGACTTAGTGGTGGATGGGGCGTTAGTCACTCCTGAACGTTCTAAGTCCTATTTTAAGGAATTTGTGAAGAAAATTAATAGTGTTTATAAGCAAGATATTTCCACTCAAAATATAGAAGATTAATATTTATATAGGTGGTAAAACCAAATAGTTTAAGGAGTTATTTATGGCAGAATATAGTTTCCCGACAGAAACGATAGACCTCCCAAGTGGTGGAAAACTCTATCCAGAGGGAAGCCCGTTACGGAGTGGGACCATTGATATCAAGTATATGACCGCTAAGGAAGAAGATATCTTGACTTCAACCAATCTCATTCAGAAAGGCGTGGTAATTGATAAGTTGATGGAAAGTTTGATTGTTACCAAGGGTGTAAAACCCGATGATTTATTGGTCGGGGATTTAAACGCAGTAATGGTTGCGGCTCGTATCCTTGGGTATGGAAAAGACTATCCAATTCAACTATTATGTTCATCTTGTGGTAAGAAGGTTGACCACGTGGTAGACCTTTCAAAATTAGATATGGTTACTCCAGAAAGTGACTCGGCAAACGGCGAACATACGTTTGTATTACCCACTGGAATTAGTATTACCTTTAAGTTATTGACCCGCGGCGATGAAAAAAATATTCAAGCTGAGGTAGAATCCTTAAAGAAAATTAATGGGGCTATTGAAGGTGACACATCGACCCGATTAAAGTACATTATTACCTCAGTCAATGGTAATCGGGACAAGAAAAGTATCAGAGAGTTTGCAGATGCAATGATTCTCCGTGATATTCGGGCACTTCGTGAACAAATGAAAAAGGTTTCGCCTGATGTAGATTTTAATTTAAATATTACGTGTTCTCAATGTGACACTACTACCGCAGCGAGGATGCCCATTGGGGCAACCTTTTTTTGGCCTGACTTCTGAGAACAAGGTTCAAATACATAAAATGTTGTTTACATTAGCATATTATAGTAATGGTGCGTTTAACTTTGAACAAGTCTATAATATGCCGGTTTACTTACGAAACTTCTATATGAAGCAACTAGAAGAAACAAAAGAAAAAGAAGCAGATTTGGTCAAGTCAAACCAACGTAGTAAACCTTCCAAGAGATAATCTATGGCAACCCCAACCCAAGAAGATTTTTCATCATTAAGCAGTGCGATAGCCTCATTAACAGAAGCACTTGGTAAAGGCCAAGAGAATACTGCTGCGGGTACTAAAGAGTTTAAGAAAAATTTGATTGGACTGGGTACTGAACTATTAAAGGTAGCCGATGCTGGAAGAAAATTCGGTCAAACCATCGGAGTGTCCGCTACTTCAGGAATAGAATTAGAACTTAAGAATCGTGCACAGGCCGTTCGACAAATTATTAGTTTAGAAGCAAATCGCGCAGCGTCACTCAGTCAAATTCAAGCAGTTGAAAAATCTCTAGCAGACACCTTCATTGGTGTACGCGACGGATTTAAATTCAGTGCACAAGGTGCAGCACAACTTGCAAGTAATTTAAAAGGTGGATTCGGGTCAGAATTTGAATTAACTGGTGAATCGCTAAGAGCATTGACTGTTATCGGGGCAACCACCACAGAACAATTTACTGCGTTTCGTCAAGCGACCGGTCGAGCAAGTTTGTCGTCTAATCAACTTGCTACTATTGTTAATAAAAATTCCTTATCATTTTTATTATATGGAAATAGATTTGCCAAGGCAGCAGCAGATGCAGAAAAGATTGGAATCAGTTTGGCATCTATTCAATCAGCTCAAGCGGGATTGGTTACCAATTTAGAAGGAACGATTGATACCGTAGCCCAATTAAATCAATTGGGTGGGCAAATTGATTTTGGCACCTTAACTCGAATTGCAGAACAAGAAGGACCAGATGCGTTACTAGCTTACCTTAGAGCAACAGTTCCATCAGAATTTTTTAAGAGCACCAGCTTCCGTGCTTTGTTTGAACAGTTAGGAGTATCGTCTGAACAATTACTCCGAGCTGGTCAAGTACGTACTACTGCTGATAATTTAGACTCACAGCTAAGCCAACTAGGAACTAACGCTACGGCGACTTCCAAAGCACTAGCGGCGTTGTCTTCCGCAGCTGATGCGGTTAATTCAAGTTTTGGTGGTTTAGCAAAGCAAATAGTGGCTTCTGCGGCAGGTACTGCCATTGGTGGTGGAGCATTAAAAGGTTTAGGAAAGGCATTAGGTGGTACGGTTGCTGCGTTTGCCGCACCGGAAATTGCAGCAGTCGCAGCCACCGCAGCGGTAGGGTACGGTCTATACAGTCTATTCAAGGGAGATGATGTAATCTCTGGGTACGGTGAACGTACCTTGGTAACTCCAACCGGCGCGGTAGCATTGAACAATAATGATACGGTATTGGCAGGAACTCGCTTGATGTCCCAAGGAGCACTGCAACCGGGTGACACCTCAGAGTTGAATAGAAAAGTTGACACATTAATCGCTACATTACAAAACGCAAATACTACGATTAATATTGACGGTACAATGAGAACGGTTCCTCGTATGAGTTTGGTTGGTGTGTACTCACGTAATGAGAGAGCATAATTATGGCATTTACGACATTAGCTGACCGATTTGCCCAATCGTCGCAAGAAATATACGGGAAGTTCGCTACTCGGCAAACTCCTGATGGACAACCGTACATCAGTATTCTTCCAGATACCGCTGATTCTCGTAGTAGAATTAAAAGCGATAGCCAATCTGTTCCTGTGGTGTCTACTCAACGTGATGTTACAAGAGTTAGTAGATTTTTAAAATCGTCCGATGGACTTCTTTTTATTGCTAAACAAACGTTGTTGCAAACTGGTAATACGTTCGTCAATACGAAACTATTCAATCCTGCCTCGGTACTATTAAATACTGTTCCGTTCGTGCACGCTCGTCGTCATATTGTAACGTCCGCAATAGTACCAAATCCATCAGGACTACTTCAAAATAGTACTGTGTCGGACACCGCGGGTCGTATTAAAATTATTACCACAGGCGGTCCAACATTACCTTCACTTTCTCTACGGTCATTTGTATCTACACAATTAAAGAAAGCAGCAAATACGATTATCCCATTTCCACAAAATTATTTGACATCTAGACCAGAATATAGAACATTTGGTTATACTGGAGGTACTTTAACACCTAAATCATCCGGTCCAGTTATCGTGGACCCCCAACCATTAAGTTCACGTGGATTACCAAGATTATCTACCACGGCTACGGTTAAAAGTATTGTACAAAAGAAAGTAACTACTACGCTTACTGGGTTAGCAACCAGTGTAATACGTAAATTGGGCGGTCGTATACAAGTTCCGGCGGCATTGAAGGAACCAGAAAAGATTCCAGATTTTGTTAGAGCAGCGGAACAATTTAGAGACAATCAACTAAAAAGAACTAAAGATAGATTTAATAGTAAGTTCTTTGCAGAAAAGCAATTTTATCAACAAAATATAGCTACCTCGGTGGTAGAAACCAGTGGTATAAATCCTGTAATTAATGGAAGTGCTGGCTCAGTCCTTGACCCATTGAATATTGGATTGGATGGGTCTGCTGATGCGGGGACGGAACAAGGAAAAACTGATAGAATAGGGTACGGTGGTATAAACACCAAGCACGAAGGTAAAGGCGTTGACATTATAAGATTCGTATTCACAGACAGTAACGATAATAATGTACAGTTCAGAGCATTTATTTCTCAATTAAAAGAATCAACAAAGACTGAATTCAATGAACAACGATACGTTGGTCGTACTGAACGATTTGTAACGTATGGAGGTGCAAAGCGGTCAGTAAGTATGAATTTTAATATCGCTGCGTTCTCACAAAAAGAATTAATTAATGCATGGACAAAGGTAAACTTTCTTACGGGATTGGCGTTCCCAGCAGATGTATCCGAAAGTGGATTTATGGTTCCTCCATTATTTAAGATTACCGTGGGTGGTATTTATGATAATCAACCGTGTTACATCGAAACACTAGATTTTGATTTTATAGATGAAAATATTACATTTGACGTTGATAGAGAAGTATCACAAACTATTAATGTAACTATGACAATATCGCTACTCGAAAAACGTAGTAAGTTCTATAATAGTCCATTCTACAAGATTACAGAAGATTTACCAGCATATTATTCAGCAAGACTAGCATCAACTGTGCCGATTAGATCTAATAATGTAGTTGATGCCGCGGTAAAGGAAGCCGCACGTAGAGGAGTTACAAGAGTAGAATTATCACTCCGAGACAGAGTTCGATTTGCGACCTCAGCTGTTGTAAGCGGGAACCTCCGTGCACCAGAAAGTGTTCTCCGTATACCGGCTCCTCGACAAATTCCGTTACCTAATAACACTGAAGTGCAGAAGATAAAGTCTGCACTCAGACAATATGAGAGAACCGAAGCAGATGCTAATTTTGTGCGTATTGCGGCAGCTGCATTTTGTCAAGACGCTGGGGAAGATAAAGACGCATGTATAAACAATTATTTGTCTGGAGGAAACTAAAATGGATAGATACGTTAAACCGCTATCGGTTGACTCCTCAAAGAAAATTCCGTATTATACCACGGAATTGACCAAAGCTATTCCTTTAGAAGATATTCCATTTTATTATATCGTCCAAGAAGGTGATAGACTTGATAGTATCTCTAATAGATTTTACAAAACACCTGATAACTGGTGGGTCATCGCTAAAGCAAATTTGTTAGTAAATGGAAGCTTAGCGGTACAGCCAGGAACTAGTTTATTTATTCCAAATATTTAATATGTCAACTATAACTGATGCACCTTGGAGTGCCGCGTTTATATCTTGGGTTCTTAAGCAAGCTATAGCAAGAACTTCAGGATTAGCCTTTCCACAAAATAAAACTGCACATACCGAATACGCACAAGAAATTCGAACTAATAGAGCGTATCCGTTTGATGTACTCAATCCAATAATACCCGCTGGTCAGAGTGGGCAAGGACGATTTATAGAGTTAGTTGACGGAGATATCATCGTTTTTAATAGAGCGGACCCCACGACGGGACAATGGAATACATTAACTTACACCAGTAACCCATGGTCTGGCGTTTCTCACGGTGATATTATTACCGGCCGACCATTATTTAGATCAGCGACAAGTAACGCTCTATACACAGGTATTGGTGGAAATTTAGGAACAAAAACCAGTTCCGGTAAAGTTACACAAAGAAATATAACAGAGAGTGATTTACAACGGGCATTTGTTGTACTTAGAGCAAAGAGCAGACAACATCGGTCAATTATAAAAGAAATTGCTGTAAATGAAGCCCGATATTGGGATTCAACGGATGGAAAAGCTAGGTGGGATGATGAAAACCAAGAAGGAGCTCGACAACGAGTAAATGAATATTGGCTATCCGTAGGAATCAATTGGATTCCTTCCCAAGAAGGGGTACTGGTTACTACACTTTCAAACGCTCCAGAGTTCGGTAATTCAGCGATTACTCCGTTTATTGGGTCACTGGAATCATTTCATCCAAAAATTCAATATGAGTTAACACGACGGAGAGTAGCGGCTGAAACAGCTAATACGTATATGCCGTTTGTAAAGCTCACTTCTCTGATGAACGTAAAGAGTAGTAATTTAACGGCAAGAGGCGCGGCATGGTGTCCGTCGTTGGGTATGCACGGAAATCCTGAAAGTTCATTTAAGGACATCTACTATCCACAAGATAATAGAAGTATTATTGGCTATGCTACATCAAATGGAACCACTGGGACGCCAGTACGAATTCCTGTTGTGGTGTCTAGTAGTGCTGCCACAACCGACCAACGTAACATTCCTATCCCAGGCATCACGGAAATAAACGCGGAACGTAGTACCGCTGGCCCTATGGGAGTTCGTGGTGGACTACTTAAAGCAAACATAAAAATTGCAGCGTACTCTGTTGGTCAAGTAGATGCATTACTTACATATTTCCTACGACCGGCGACTAGAGTTGTGTTAGAGTTAGGCAGAATGTCATCAAACAAAAACGAGTTTAAGATTACCCCGTATGATTGGAATCAACCAAAGGAAGATATCCAAAACGAATTTAGTGAACTAATTGTCAATCCCGATAAACAAAAGAAGTTTATCAAGCGATATATCTATAACAATTATGGTAACTATGAACTGTTTATTTGTTATGTAGCCAACTTTAATTTAAAGTATAACAAAAATAATACATACGAAATAAATCTAACCGTACATTCTGTTCAACAATTTGAAGTTCCAACAAAGCACACGGGAGTAAAATCTACGTGTGCAAGTCCAACAACAAATTGTAAAACTATGGATGTTCAAGAATATTTTAATAACGCCTATTCTTGGAAGCAAAATTCGTTTAGTAAGTTAATGTCCAAGTATTTAGAAGATAATACATGGAGTGGACAGATTATTCCAATTAGAAATCAACAATCAAATAGTACCGGTGCCGCCAGCTCGGAAGGCGGTACCAGAGAAAACGAATATTTTATTAGTTGGAGATTTTTCGTAGAAAAAGTATTAAATGACACAACCTACGGAATTGCCAGTATGTTAGGTACTTCGGCCGCAGCAGATTTGGCAGTATTACGTATTTCAAAAGAAGCAACTGAAGAAGAATCTAATAAAGGTCTTATTGCTAATCAAGTTGGATATCATCCAAATTTACGGTCAGTTAATCCGGAAGTTATGGTGGTCTTTAATCCAAGAGCTCAATCCGCGTATGAAACTTCATTAGACAAGAGTAGGTATCGAAGTATTATCCGTTTTGCAGAAATACCAGGATCTTCAGATGCATCTCAACGATTAGAAATTTTAAATAATAATAACTTACTTGACCAATTTTATGCATCATCTGTTCCGTTTGAAAATACACTTAACAATATAAATTCTCAAGCGGGCGCCTCATATCTGTATCGTGGAGTGTGGTTAAACACGAAAGCTATTAAGCAGGCATTTACATCGGCAGATACAGTCAGTTCGGCAATCAGTAATTTATTGAATATGATGAATTCTGCAACAGAAGGATACTGGAACTTACAAGTCTATTCAACGGATGTAACTAATCCGGGCATGCATATTATTGATATGGGCTTGTCAAAGCCATTAACCAGATTGGAAAGTAAGGAGAGTAAGACAGACCTAAGTATCGATTTAGAAGAATTACAATCGAATAATATTTTAGACAATATATCTGGAATTAAAATAAGTAGATATGAAGCATCTCCGAACAGTGATGATGCTAACTATATCTATATGTTCAATAGAAAAACTAAATTATTCCAAGATGGAGAACTTGGTAGTGATTTATTAGACTTGGCAGTAGATTTTAACTTACCTCAGGTTATTGCGGTGCAAGCTATTGCCAATATTGGTGGTCCTGCGCAAAAGGGAACGTTACAATCTATCAATGTACCAGAATTAAGAGAATTGTCATTAATTCAGAACTTGTTTACTCCGTGTAATCCCGATGAAGATTGTATTTCAGAAAGTGCGTGCGAAGACGATGCACTTAGAAATTTACGTGAAGAACAACGGTTGGCATCAATAGGATTAGAAAATGCACGGCTTCGTCAATTAGGTGGACTACAAAGCGCGGGATATAATCCTACCGAAGCGCAACGTATCGTTAGTAGAGATCCGTATACTGGTCCATACGGGGATGACGTTAGAAAATATCAAACTACTATAGACGATATTCAGGCTAAATTAGATGTGGGTGATGCCACTATTTCATTAGGAAATCCCAATCTAGTGAACTTTGTTCGAGAATATGCTGATTTAGGTACTGCCTTGGAATTGATTGAAATTAATCCATCTCGAATGATGAAGCAGTTAAATATAGATTCTACTAACTTAGAAAACGGTAGAGTAGAACCAATTGCACACGCATTTAATAGTTCAAATCTTACAAAGACCGTCGCAGATGTTACGTTGCCGGGTATAGGTGGTATAAATTTGTTTCAATCATTCTTGATAGACCGCGTGCCATCTATTCTAGAACGAGGATTCTATGTGGTGACTAAAGTAATACATAAGTTTACTGCACAAACTGGATGGACTACACAAATTCAAGGACGCTTTAGATATCGTCCAACATCAAAATTAGAACCGGGAGCAGTATACACACACTGTAAGGATACTTCACCGGCCGGAACAACGTCCGCCCCACCAAACAGTATAGTTAAAAATCCAAACGCTTCACAAGGACGAACAACTACACCATCTGCTGCAAGCGTACGTAATCAAGACTTTACCAAAATCCAAATTACAGGCGTACCCAAGCCTTGGGAACAATAATGAAAGCACCATTAAGTAACAAGCCAAAAATAACAACTACGGATATTGAAAAAGGATTTGTTAGTAGATATTTTGTCAAGTTTATATCCGACCCAAAGGTGGTTGAAGTTGATAAGAAGCAATACGATGAGTTTAAGAAAAATGCTTTTTATCAAACACTTGAATTACCGTGGCTAATTTCGGGGTATGCGAACAATATTACCGCCGTGGATGGTAAGCCCGTGTATGGTGCCCGGCACAAAAATCAAGTTACCGTAAATTTTTATAGTAGACAGATGCCTGAGTTGTCTCGGCTCTTATACAACCCGTTAGAATATTTTCAAGGGGTTGACAACCGTTCCACTTAATATTATATTTAATTAAAATATATTATTGAGGAACCAATGGTTATCACGCGACTAGACGATATTATACAACTCACCAACCGCTTAGAGGAAGAGACGGCGTACGTCTATCCCGTGGCGGTTGATGCGTTTCTGCATCCCGTACAGAACAAGTTGTCATCACTCCATTTTCGTTTTGACGATGGAACGTTCTATACCGTATCCGTGAACCATCCAGACGCTCCACACTTTGAGATGGATTTGAAGCGTGCACACAAGTTAATTACCCTTCACCAGAAGGAACTGCGTCATCTGACTAATGCAGTAAACATTGTAGATTTGGCTACGATACTACACCTTAACTATGATGTGATTCCTATCTATCGTGAATTCTATACGATGGGTATTCATCAGATTAAAAATCAATTCAAGTTCAAGAATCTTCACTATAGTATCCCGTTGACTTCATGGGTGGAAACCGCAGAGGCGTTCCTTCAACATTGCGAACATCTCTACAAGCGATATGAGTCCACGGAACACGACTCGGCGTTCCAGTTCATCAACCAGATAACGATTCCGACGTTGGCCAGTATTGAGAAGTCTGGATTGTATACGACCGATAATAACTTCGTATATTCCGATTATAACATCTATACGTCTACCGGCCGTCCAAGTAATGCCTTCGGTGGCATCAACTTTGCCGCTCTGAACAAAAACGATGGTTCCCGTGAGAAGTTTGTCAGTCGGTTCGGGGAAAACGGAACATTGGTTCAGTTCGATTATGAGGCGTTCCACTTGCGGTTGGCTGGGAAGTTAATGGATTACCAACTCCCACCCACCTCACTTCACACCTATCTCGCTCAGCAGTATTATGGAGTGGATGAAGTGACCGAAGAGCAGTATGAGGAGTCTAAGGCCCGTACCTTTGCCTTGATGTATGGTCAGTCCGACGATACGGGTGGCGTAGAGTTCTTCCAAAAGATTAAGGGGTATTCCTCCAAACTGTGGGAAGAATACCGTCAGAATGGATTTGTATTGTCAGGAACGGGTCGCAAAGTGACCTTGGTGGACGCTTCCAAGAACAAGGTATTCAACTATATGATGCAGTTGACGGAAACCGAAGAAGCCATCCAACGGGTGTATGATGTCTGTAATTTCCTTGGAATGCATGAATCTAGAGTCATTCTATACACGTATGATGCAATTCTATTGGATGTCCCAAATACTGAATTGGATTCTATGGAAAACGTGGCCAATATATTGAGCGCCGGTGGATTTCCTGTTCGTCAGTATCGTGGGGCTAATTACGATAATCTTTTCTTACATAAAATATAAGTTTATCAAAGACAATTTGATACTTATTTGAAGTGATTAACGCTTCTTAAGAGTATCATATGAACGAAACTCAGTTACTTTGCACGTTTATTCCAGCCGCAGAATTGGAACAGCACGTAAAGGCTATCCAAGATTCCTATAAATTGGCTTTTAATAATATCTATGTGTTAGAAAATGTTGATGACGCCAATCAACTAATTTTAACATATAATATTGTTGTGGGGTCATTGAAGGCTGGACACCAACCTCCGGCTTCCACTATTTCCGTACATCGGAAAAAGCAAACCAATACAATATACACCATTAATGCATTAAATGCTCTTATCGCAAGTAAGAATGGTGGTATTATTGATAAGGCGTATAGGGTAAATTGGGATGAATTAAAGAATTCTATTCTAGTTACGGCCCACGGCCAATTAAAAATAGTTCGTACTAAAATACAACAAATTCTGAATTTCTAAACTGCACTTGACAAACTAAATTTTTGGTAGTATACTTCAAGACACTTGGGGTAAACTACTTGTTATAAACACCCTAAACACTCTAAACACAAGGAGAAGTACAATGGCGTTAGACATTAATGCACTAAAGAGCAAGCTGAACAGTTTCAAGCGTACCGGCGGTGGGGACCGCGATACCGCTATCTGGAAGCCCAAGGAAGGCAAGACGGTCATCCGTATCGTCCCGTGGAAGGATAACCCCGCGAATCCCTTTATCGAACTTTACTTCCACTATCTCGGCAACAAGACTTATCTTTCACCTCTCTCGTATGGTAATCGTGACCCGATTGCGGAGTTTGCTGATTCCGTTCGGAATGATACCCAGCGTGAGCCCGATGCGAAGGCTCGGTATGCGGAGGCTCGTCCGTTTATGCCGAAGCTCCGTACCTACATTCCTGTCATCGTTCGTGGTGAAGAGGATAAGGGTGTTCGCTTCTACTCGTTCGGTAAGACGGTCTATCAGGAACTTCTTTCCTACATCTCTGACCCCGATTACGGCGATATCACCGATGTTAAGACTGGTCGTGACATCGTAGTTGAGTACATTCCGAAGGAGAAGTCGGATACCAGTTTCGCCAAGACTTCGGTAAAGGTCAAGCCGTCACAGACTCCGCTTTCGTCGGACGCTTCACAGGCGAATCTGTGGATGACCACTCAGCCCGATATCAAGGAGCTTTATACGGAGCCGACCTACAACGAGCTGAAGGTCACGCTTGAGAAGTATCTTGACCCTGATAATGCGGTCATCACTCCCGCTCGTGAGGCTGAGGAGCCGAAGGCTGTTACGGCTACCGCTGCCGCTCCAAAGGAGAACGTCAAGAACGCCGTTGATGCGTTTGACGAGCTGTTCAACGATTAATTAACCAAAGACACGCTGTGGTGCTAGGTAGCCTTAAAACTACCTAGCCCCTGCGTGTTTTGTTACATAAAGGAACATTATGGCTAAGGAAACAAAATCACCAAAGAAGCCAGTGCCATCCGCTGACCGCGATGAACTGGCCCAAGTTATCGCAGATAGCTTGAACAAGTTGTACAAGGATGGACAAGTTGCCTACTTCCTTGATGGAGAAGAGGAAACCCCGACTGATTTGACCGATTTCATTTCAACGGGAAATACGATGTTGGATATCGCAATCAGTAATCGTCCGAACGGTGGTATTGCCGCCGGTCGTATCACAGAGTTGACGGGATTAGAAGCATCGGGTAAGTCGTTGGTCGGTGCACAACTTATTGCTACCACACAGAAGCGTGGTGGTGTTGCGGTTCTTATTGATACCGAAAATGCGGTCAATGATGAATTCTTCTCTGCCGTTGGTGTAGATATGAAGAAGTTGGTCTACGTTCAGCACGATACGGTTGAAGATATCTTTGATTCTATTGTGAACATCATCGAGAAGGTTCGTTCCGCTGCAAAGAAGGATAAGTTGGTCACTATCGTTGTTGACTCTGTTGCCGCCGCTTCGACCAAGACGGAAATGGCTGCGGACTTCAATAAGGATGGATACGCAACGGCAAAGTCCATCATTATCAGTAAGGCGATGAGAAAGATTACGAATCTTTTGGGTCGTGAAAAGATTGCTCTCGTATTCACCAATCAGCTCCGTTTGAAGATGAACGCTCCTGCGTTCTCTGACCCATACACCACTTCTGGTGGTAAGGCAATCGGATTCCACGCTTCGACTCGTATCCGTCTGTCACAGATTGGTAAGTTGAAGGATTCTGCTGGGAACATCATTGGTATCACCACGAAGGCAGTTATCACCAAGAATCGTTTGGGTCCGCCATATCGTGAAGCTGAATTCAACATTTACTTTAATCGTGGTATTGATGACTACAGCAGTTGGTTGGATGTCTTGAAGGAGAATGGTATCGTCAAGCAAGCAGGTGCGTGGTATTCCTATAACGACGAGAAGTTCCAAGGTAAGGAATTCCCTGCGTTCCTCGAAGCTGACCAAGAACGGAAGGAAGCTTTATACGATAAGATTTGTGAAGCTCTTATTATGAAGTACGAGAAGGACTTCGACCCATCTGCGGTTAACAAGGAAGCCGCAGAGGATGAGGACGAAGTATCACCATCTAAAAAACAATTATTAAATGACTGATTT